TGGTTAATTATCAATGGGGATTTGACAATAGAACAGCAGAAGCACCATACTATTTACAGTTTTCGTGTTATAGATATCCCCGAACTTCTATAGAAAGGGCAAATTTAACAAATCCAATTGATCAATTTATTCTACCCGGTGTCAAGATAAACAGAGGTACTTCTCACAGATACTCCGAAGATGCTCCGATGATGGAGAACCTTGCACAGGCACTCGGAACAATCGATCCTAGTATTACATCAAGACTCGATCCATCAGCTAGTTTTGGTGATCTACTTGGGGCAGTAGAGGAAACTTTGACTGGTGTCTCCGACAGATATCAGGCGGATGCATTCGGTCAGATAAGCTCGAAACTGGGAAGGCTAGAATTACTAACAACCGAAGCAGGATATCTCGGTTCATCAAAAAGAAAATATAGTTTTAACTGGAATTTAAAATCGACTTCAGAGTCGGCAAGTACTTACCGAGCACAGGTAATTGGTGAAGCATTTGAGAAAAACTCTATGCCAGTTGTCGGAACTTTTATTGATCAAGGCACTATTGCAAATGCAAGTAGAATGCAACCTCCGAATGTGTGGGTCATGAGAGCACTAAGTAATGAGGGTAAAGATATAACGTATGAGTGGCTAGGAAGACCTAAAATATGTGTGCTGATGTCAGTACTCCATGGTCTAGACAATCAATCATTTATTAATGAACCAGGCCTGGAAGTCGGTGCACCGTTTTCTTACTTCCTATCATGTAACTTTGTCGAGCTAGAAAATGTATTTAACTACGGGGGTGTTATAACAAGTAGATCTGAATACTTCGATGCTCTTGGTGGTGCAATAGGAGGATAATTATATGGCATATTTTGATCTTTTTAGTAATATAGAATATAAGTTTCCTAACGGAGTCACACACGAAGTAAAAAACATATTTACTCGACCTGTTTTTAGTTCAAACGTAGATGAAAGTTTAGAATTAAGTAATAATCAATCCCCGGATAGTCTAGCCATCTCTTTGTATGAAGATCCTTCATTATATTATTTGAATTTATTATACAACAACATTATATCGGATAACTATTGGCCAATATCAGGTGAAGAATACACTTCCGCTATAGAGTCTACCTATGCTGGATATTCTTTTCATATCTTAGAGACACCAGAAAACCCTCCGTCCATCGGAGATGTTATAATATTAAAATCTGATTTTGATGGTTTTGTGCCAGATGAAGATGATCTTACTGCTCAAACACTGAGCTATGGGATAGTCGAATCATGGAATCCCACATACAGAAAAATGTGGATAAAAAACTATCAGTTTGGATCTACTGGGGCACAAAGTGAGGTAGATCTTTTTAAGGAAGATACTAGGTTCTATATTTTCAGGAGAAATGCAGATGGGGAATATCCAGAGGACTCACAAATTCGTGCGTCAAATATAAGTGGTGACAATAATGCTTTTGCATTAGATCCAAATTATGCAGGCAATTCTGGTGATGAATTTACGATGAAGAGAGTCTCTAATTATCTCAGTTCTATTGATATTTTCGAAAATTCTGTACAGAATATAAAGATAAATCCATTTACCAAAAATATAGTTTTTACTGGATCAGCGTATACGGCAAATAGTCAGGTTGATTTTTCGGGATTGACATATAATTCAGGTAACACTAATGGCACATGTTCCTTATTGGAAGGATTTATATTATCTGCTAATGGTCAGACTGGACCTGATGGTGATTTATACACAACACCTTCAAATACTTCTTTTCGTGTAAAAACCATACAAGATAGCGTATTGAATCAAAACCAAGATGAGAGAAACATATCTATCATACCACAGTCCACTGTGGGTGATGTTATACAAGCTATAGCGAGTGATTTTAATGGCTAGAAATGATGTATCGTTTAGTGCAATTGAACTGAAGGCTCGGGGATCTGATCAGTATATTAATATACTAAGACAGTTTCAAGCTTCAAGTACCTTTGGTGGTATGTCTATAAATGAAGGATTATTTGAAACTGGTATCAGTGGTTTTATTATACTAAATGATCCCGATCCAAGCAACACAAGTAGTTTACTTCCCAGCATAAGCAATCTGGTAGGCACAGGGACGATGTTAAAACTAACATTTTCAACATATGTTAATACTATAGAAAGTTCTGTGAATGGTCTAGAACTTTATGTTTACAATGTTTCGGTGGTTTCTGATCTGTCTCCAGGCATAGCAACCATGGGATCTTCACAGAAAGTTTCATATAGATTGGAATTTACATCATATGAAAGTTCATTGATCAATTATGAAACTAATGATATTGTTACTCTATCTGGAGATTATGTCGCATCAATCAGTGATTTTATCAAGGAAATAACATCATCAGAAGAAGGTTCTGGATTGATGGCTCCGTCAGATGAAAATGCAGAAATAAAAAACACTACTCAAATTGAGCCTGAAATATTTTCAACACACAATGGTGTTTGGTTTAAGAGAAACCAATCATTATATCCTTGGGGAAAAGAAAAAACCATCCCGAGTATAAACACTCTAATACAATCAACCTTGAATTACGCAATTCCAACTGTGGGGTTCTCAGAAGATAATCCAGGCGTAGCACAAGAATCAAATCCGTCATACGTTTTTTATCAATCACTACCACATGGACAATGGCACTATGTTCCTATTGGTGGAGAAATATCTGATGAAAGTAGGGACACCAAAAGTCTTTATAATAAGAATTATGTAAACGGACAAGAAAACGCAGGATATCACACATACCAGTTTACGATGGATGAGACTGTAGGAAAGAGAATGGAATTATTTAAGCTGACAAAAGATACTGATTTATTGGAACTAGAAGAGGCAGGTGTATTTGGTTCTCGTTATAGGATGATCGAACCAAACTATAGAGGAATTTACAACGGTATCGATGTAGAAACTACCGAAGATGATAACGAAAGTGGTGTACATGATAAAGGTATTATCGGAATGCCCGTAAACACGTATTATCATGACGCTATGAGTATTGCAACACATCTACAGCAAGATGACGTTGTTTATAAATATGCCGATTTTTTCACCGGAGAAGAAGATTCTAGTGAGGAAGATATAGATTCTGCAAATCCATTACTTGGTAAAAAAATAGAAGGCGGAAGAGAGAACCCAGCATTTGGTCGTCTGTTTGATCCAGTGTATGGTTATTTTGATACATCATACTTATATAAACCATTCCCAACTAAAAACGATGATTATGTGAGTGGTCGTCAAAATAAGTATATGTGGCAAACAATGTTTGATATGACAGAATCGCCATATAAGTTTAATAGCACAACGGGTGAACTTGGACTGGAGACAATTGTACAAGCTAGAAATGCTGTCGAGAAAGGTAAGCTGGCATATGCAGTTCTTTCTGATCTAAAAGAACAATGGAATAGATACCGACACTCAGTTTGCTGTGATAGCACAGTTGGTGGAAATAAATTCTTGGCTATGTTAGTAGGAGCAACCGGTGGTCTTCCACCAGAAGGGGAAACTTTAGATAGGAATATTATACCATTTGGTTTGAGTGGAGGAACTACTCTAGAAAACCTGTACAGATACTCATTTGTAGAAGTAGATGTTTGGCCAAAGGTTCTTGTTCCACAGGGAATCACTGTAGGTGCTTATGGTTTAACCGGAGAAGACTTTGCTGGTGTCACATTTACAGATTATGATACATTTACCTATTATGATTATATCTCCCAAAAAGATATAAATCCATCAACAGGTGAACACGAAATTTATTTTGCTGGTAACTCGGGTGGTGAACAAGGCATTACTTTATCTTTCGGTCTACCAAAAGTTTCTTCTGAACAATCTGGACAGGAATATAACATCAACCAAGAACAAGAATTCTTTGTCGTTCCTGTTAGTGGTGGAAGGCGTAGTCTCTTTACATCATATAATACAATGGAACTAACAAATAATATAGCCTTTACTGGTGCAGGTATAAACAAGAAGGGGTTCAACTATCCATCAGGATTTGGTTTAATGCCTATTGGAGGTATGACATCAGGGACTAATGCAGGAGAAGGTACAACTCCAATACCACAAACATATATGGGATCTGTTGTTGAAATGTCTTCGATTCAGTCTTCAGATCTACTGGAAATAAACACCAATTCTACATCTGCCATAATAGAATACGAACCCCCCGCTGAGATAGAAAAAACTGGACCAAATGCTGTTGTGGGATTACTTAATCTTATATTAGGAACTGAAAATCTTCCGACAACGTTTGGTGGTTCGACAGCAGAATTATCCCTTATTGATCCAGACACAAAGCAAGTGACAACTCTGGAACGAGACGATAAAGATGTAAGACCCGATATTTCTGATAATGCTAGTCCAGAGCCAAAGAAAAGTGCATTAGAAGAAACAAATCCAATAGTCTACCTATTTACAGCAGAAAATGATCACGACGGGAAATGTTCAACATGAGTAATGATTATCCAAACATAAGAGCAGAAGTAAATAGAAAAGTCGGATATACCGAAAATGAAAGTATTGTACTAAACAAGGATTATTTTGACTGTGTTAATATAAAAGGAAGTACAGATAATTCTGGATGTAGTGCAGAAAACTCTTTATGTAATTGCCCATGTACTGGCGGAAATAGTGGAGCATCCGCAGTACCATTATTCAGAGAACCCACTGATCAAGAAATGGCATTTGCTAAAAAGGAAATCACAGTCTGTAGTGATGATGATGACTATGCAGGTTACTTTATATTAGATCCAGATGCCCTCGAAAGCTCATGTGGTGTTCAGTGTCACGGAAAACATTACTACAGCACATTCAAAGCTCAGAGAACTTATAGTACATTCTGGTCTACAGGAAAGAAAACACCACTGTATAGAAATGCTTTGGTAAACCTATATACTGCACAGCAGGCTGTTTGTATAATTCCCGGTAATTTAAATGTAAAATTAGGCGAATTTATTAATATACCATCTGACAACAGTCCGCTCGGTGAAAAGTATTCTGGATGTTGGCTTATATCAAATATACGACACGCAATACCATCTCTACAGAATTATAAAATGATTTTGACTTTAATACGAGACTCTAAGATAGAAAGTCCATAATAATGGCTAAAGCTACAGATTTTAATTTTAAATTTGAGACTAATACCTTCACACGAGATGTGAGTATTAGTAAAGATACTAGAGCGATTAATCAATCTATTACAAATATTTTATTGACACGTAAGAATGAAAAACCATTTACACCGGGATTTGGTGTTGGGCTTGAAAGTATGTACTATAAAATGATTAATATGAATATGTCAGATTTTGTCTTTTTGGTAGAAGACGCAAGAATCAATATAAATAGATATGAACCTAGAGTGTCTTTTAGTGATATGGAAATTTTAAATCAAGATACTATACAAGATGACGGAAATGTCCAGCTACTCGTTACATATACACTAAAATCTTCGAAAAATAATAAAATTGACAATGTAAAAATTGTTATACAGGAAAATTAAATGAGCACCCAACCAATACAACTTGGAAGTTTAGATTTTAATGACATCAAAGAAAATCTTAAAAGCTTTTTGAGTAACCCAGATAACGAACTTGATGTAGATTTCGATGGTTCTATAGCAAATACTGTAGTTGACCTATTATCATACAATACCCTATACTATGCATTTTACTCAAACATGCTCATGAATGAATCATTTTTCGACTCTGCTCAAAGAGTCGAGAGTTTAATTTCACTGTCAAAGCCGTTAGGCTACACAATAAGCCACAGAAACGCATCAACAGCCACACTAACGCTTACAAATACCGGAACAACTACTAAAACACTTGCACCATATAACACCTCCATATCAGGAGTGAAGAATGGTATAGGGTATACATTTATTTATGTAAATCCTGTAAATGATACCGATACTGAGACTAACCAACTCACTCCTCAAGAAACTAAAAACTTTAAATTTTATCAGTCATCATCAGTTATAATTAACTCCCCTGTAACTGTTGACTACACAAACCAAAAATTCAATATTAATAATAAAAAACTCGATCCAAGAACTCTTCGAGTTCAGGTTAATGAAGCTGATGGTCTCAAAGATTATACTAGAGTCACTAATACAAACTCCAGTTTGTCTGCTTCTAGTAGAGTATATTACATCGAAACAAGTCGGAATGGTTACACAATTTACTTTGGTGCGCCTAGAGAAACAGAAGGATTATCGGTTGGTCGGGGTGTAGGAGAAACAGAAACTGTATTCATATCATACGTATCAAGCTCGGGTTCTGGTGGTAATGGAACAACCAATTTCACAGGACTGGATAATGAGACATCAATAATAAATTCTGGTACAGTTTCTGGTGGTGGATATAGTTCACCAAATATTGACGTGGTAAAATTTGCGGCACCTAGAAACTTTGTTGGTGGTGGTAGACTCGTATCCATAGCAGACTACGAGGTAGGAATTTTGAATACTGGCCTAGTAACCACTGGGTCAAATCCTCTGAATAGCATATCTGTATATGGTAGCAATTCAGCAGCAGAACAGACACCGGGTAAGGTATTTTTCTCGCTGTTCGATACCTCACTAAATTCTGGTGCGGGAGATTCTCTACCCGTAACTAACTCTGTAGTTTCTGAAATTCAAACTAACTTTGCTGAAGAAGTCATGCTAGGAACTACATTCGAGTACAAAGAACCACTCGAAGTTGATATTACCTTTACGTCCAATTCACCAGTAGAAAGTTTTAATAGGCTATTCAGACGTGGATTCAATCAGACTTTCACTAGTAATTTGAATGCGAGTCTCATAAAATTTGAAACCACAAAAATACCAGTGAGGCAGTCGTTTTCCGCTTTCCCTACATCTGGAGGTAGGTTTGACTTCAAGAATAAAATATTCACACAACTTGAAGAAGACTTTGCAGCTTCGGGTGCAACATTTACTATTACATACACAGACACTTCGGTAACAGAACTAGTAGGGGTATTATACAATAAAACATCAACCTCTGTTGGTATAACTGGTAATGGAGTTACTCTGGATATAAGTTTTGATCACAATACGGGAAGATTTGTTCTAGACCCACTTAAAGTCAGTCAAGTTAAAGGTATAACCTTGTATGGAATGCCTGGTACAGAGATCAAAGTCAAAGATGAAATTCTTGCAAATCCAAAGATAACGGGATCCTAATATGCTGTCACTCTATAACTCTCTTGGTCTTGACGGAGGATCTGTTTCAACGGGAAACAAACTGCTTGTTATAGGTAATAATATTCGGGGGAGTTTCCCGGAATACGATAGGACAACCTTCAAACGTGATATACCAAATCCCAACGATAGACCCGGTGATTCTAATGCTGATGATCTAATAGGCACGAGACCCGAGGAGAATAATCAAAACCTTGATCAGTCAAGAGCTGATATTAATCAGGATGGTATCGTGGACGGTGCTGATTTAACTGTTTTTATGAATGACTTCTATTTTCCCGCAAATCGAGCCGGCAACCAAAGATCCGATATTAATGAAAGTGGTTTCGTGGACGGTGCTGATTTAAGTCTTCTTTTAACTAACTGGGGTAGACAGTTTGATGTGGGTGATCTTGGTGTTGCTTCTGGTAGCTATGATGTCCGACCCGACCTTGGTATAAGACCATCAAGACCTGATGGTAGACCCAAAAAACCTAGTGATCTTGGTGTTGCTTCTGGTAGCTATGATGTCCGACCCGACCTTGGTATAAGACCATCAAGACCTGATGGTGGTGGTAGACCCAAACCTAAACCCAGTATTTTTGCTGTTGGTTCTGGTAGACCCGGTGATGTTCGACCCGACCTTGGTGTAAGACCATCAAAACCTGATGGTGAAGATGACGGTGGTGGAAAACCTGATGATCCTCCACCAGTAGGAGTCATACAAACAACTAACGGCTTAGTTTATCCCACAAGCAGAGTCGATGTCGCAACCAGCCCGGCTCTTCCTGCTTGGCTAAAGGGACAAAAACAAAATGTCTAACACGAACTTTATACAAATATTTCAGGTATACTACAACTGGTTATATTCCAGAAGTGGTAGCGGTTATATTTTAGATGATAAGTTTGAAGAATTAAAAGATACACAGACGTGCCCACCAGAGCTAACATTATTTCTTTTATCAAACTACTTACCCGATTCCTTAGAATTTGCACTACAAGTAAATTCTTCCGATACCATAATTACTCCTCAAACAATAAGAAATTTTTTATATAATATTAAAACCAGATTCGTTGATGGTAAAGGAACAAATAATTCAGTCAAGTATTTTTGTAATACTTTATTGGGTGCTTCTTTTACCGAAATAGAAATCGTAGATGGTAATCTTTTAATTGTAAAGCTTTTTTTCCAAGACAATATAATACTCAACGAGAGAACCAGACAAATTATTGCTGATTATATCAGTAAGCACATAATTCCAGCTTCGAATGGTTATTTTGTTGAAATATCTATCGACCAAACAAATATAAATCAAACAATCTCTCAACTTAGATCTGGTGATGAAACAGGAAAAAATAATTTATTAGATACAAGACTAAACAAGAGCATCCCAGACTTTAATCAATGGGAAATATCTGTATTCGGTGAGGGTGCCTATGATGGAACCGGAACTGGAGAAGAAATCTCAATAATAGGTAACTACTTCCCATACACTATCGGAGATACTCTGAGTATAGAGTCCACGGCTGGTTGTTCTGGTTCAACTTTACATAGTGGAATCACTGGCGGTGCAACTGGAAACACCTACACAAACATGACAACTTATGCCTTTCCTGATTGGTCAGATGTCGTAAATATATCTGGTTCTTCTTTCGGAATACTAAATATATACGACTTTGCGTTTTTAAGTGGTGCTTCCGGAAACACATCACCAAATGACGGCAGAGAAACATCAGGATCTTGTCCCATAGGAGGATACGCTTAATGGTTACCGCAGTACGAAAAATTCTAAACACTGGAACAAATAAGTTTGAAAATGCCACTAATCAGATGAGTGAATTGATCTACTCTGGTAATCAATACGTTTCTTTGAATTCAAACACGTTTACAGAAATTCCACAGAACGACCTTGAAAGTCTGAATGACTTCTGGTTATCAGCTTGTTACTTTCAGAGAGTTGTTCGTGATAATTATCGTTTATGCTTTCCCAGAAGAGACTGGCAAAAATCTACAATTTACGAAAGATATGATTCATTTACAGGTCCAGAAACTCAGCAGTGTTTTATCTTTGACCCGACAATAGGTGACGGAATTCTTTTCCTTTGTGTGGGCAATAATAGTAGCAATAGAACAGATATTAAAACTGCGTCTGTGTATAAACCAAGTACCGGGTATACTAGCGTAGCTTCTTTACCTGCTGGTGTCATAGAACAAGCAGATGGATATAGTTGGATTGCTCTTGCTCAAAGTGATAATAGATTCACCGACAGTAACTGGATATCCCTTGAAGTAAGAGATCGTCTGAGTTTCTTTGGTGCCGATCAAGGTAACTTTGTTGACGATGGTGTCAGTCTCGCAGACTTTAAAACGGCAGTATCCTCACCATTTTCACCATCCGGAACAGGTGCAGCAGTATTCTATGGTGTTGATAATCTATACAATCAGACGAGTGCAACTGAAGTAACGGCAGGATTTCCTTTGTATCAGTTTAATGATATGAAGCGTTATGATGTATTCAGCTTACAGCAAGCACTGAGGGCATCAGGAATGAATACCCAGATTCGATTTGGTGGAACGGGTTCAACATTGGGAACTCTACCAGCAACAATTTCCCCTGTATCAATTGAGGCTCAGATTAACGGGTCACCATTTAGTGATTCATCACCACTCGGTTGGTATAATAATAAAGTTCAGCAATGGGAAGCTAAAGCAGGTTCTGTTGAAATGGTTTATATTAATCCTCGTGCAGGTGGGTTAAAGGAATCAGATTTTACTGTATCTGGAATCACAGCACCATCAATTTCTGCAAAAGGTAATGGTACGTCCCCAGCAGTAGAGTTTGATCTAAGAAAAATTAAAGCCGATACATGGTTTATTAAAGGTGTTAAAATATCTAAAGATCTTGCAACCAATGAAAGATTAGTAGGAAAAGATAATACACAAGTCCAGTTTGTTGTATCAGATACAAATAACAATTATGGATTTGAAAATGCCTTGCAATCATTTATAACACCATATGATGGATTGGCTAAAGAAAAAAATCTGTATGGTCCGATTATTCCAGTAAATGCATTTATGGCGAGTGTGTCCATAAAGGAATCTGACATTGAAAATACACTCCAAGTGGGAACGTACACTGGAGACACACCAACATCGTTTGATTCTTATGCACTTATTAGTGAACCAACAAACAATTCAAATAATAGGGAACTTGGTCTAGATCTTCCTCCCAACAGAAAAGATCTAAAATCAAATCTAATATATTCGTTACTCACGTTTAGTGGTACACGTCCTGCTATTGGAGATAAGATTTATGCAACCAATCCTACAGTTAGTGCAAAAACGGGTCAGGTGAGTCTTGTCAGAGGAAAACTTATCGGTATTATACAAGCAAGAAAACTAATAAGCGGCACTCAGGTAGAAGTTTTAATATCAACAACGAACAGAGAATTATTTACCACATCAGCAACAGTATTTGTTGTGAATGGTACAACTTCAATTGAATGTACAGTGACTGCAAAGGGTGATCCTGACGTAAAGACTCCTTCCGGAACAATCACACATATCGGAAACTCTGCGTTCCAACTTAGTGGAACTACCGCAGATAAAAGATTATCAATCAAATACATAACAAGGGTATAGGAAAATTAAATGGGCGTAGAAGACAACCAATTTCAGATAGAAAACTTAAATGCAAACACATCATTCTTTGATTGGTATACCAAGACAAATGATGAGCTTATATCTAAGCTAAACAAACTAAAGATCTATGATATTGATATCGCAGGGTCCATGGTTGCAGGTGTCTCTGCTGAACTAGGAACCTCTGGTGGTCACACCGCAGGATTTATAAGTTTAGGTATTGCCGACAGTATACCTCACGGACTCACTATCGAGGGAGATCTGCTGGTCACGGGGGACAATGTATTTAATCTTACTGCCACAGCAGCTACCGCAGGGTTGGTAGGTAAATTTGTCTGTGTTGATGATATGGGAGGGATTACATCGTCGTCAGCAAATCAGACTGGTGTAACCACTACACCATTCCACAAAAATGAAACTATCGGTATAGTAAAAAGTATTGTGGGTAATAATGTTCAGATCGTTGGTAGCGGTCTTTACGCTGGATTTACCGGACTGACTAGTGGTCAAGCATACTTTTTAGATCCAATGATAATGGGTGGTTACACGTCAGTTGCTCCAACAACCACAGGACAAACAAAGAAACGGTTGTTTGTCTCCACACTAGGCACAACTACAGGCGTAATTCAAATAGGGGACTCTAACATCGTATAATAATGAGTATTCACAGAAAAGGTTGTAATTGTAATTGTAATAAAGAAACATTCAAATCTAGATTTTCTACTAAAAGAAAGAGTGTTAAAAAGGTGACAAATCCTTTCACAAAAATGCAGTTGTATGCTAAATCTCTTGCTTCACGAAGATTTTCAAATAGAAAGACGGATCAAGCGACAAAACAACTAAGATTTTTAAGTTGTTTTGGTGATAAATCTATTGGTGGACAGTTAAGTCCATGTGAGGAATTGAAAAATAGTGAAACAGAGGGAAAATTTTACTGTGGTGCATGTGGGTGTGGTGACAGAAAAGCAACTTGGTTGGAGGCAGAGAGTGAACACTATGCTAAATTGGATTATCCAACCCTAGCATGTCCATTAAAAATG